TTTCAGATTGATCCGATCCACGATCGGCATATCTCTGTTCTAGGATAGATTGGGGAGCTTTTAAATAAACAACTTGTACATCTATACTATTTAGATTAGTAGCGAATTCTAAAAAGGACTGATTGAAGATTCGATCCCCTTCGAACAGGATATTCCCTGTACAGGTTTTAACGAATTCCTGAGCGATGGGTTGGACTGCCATCGATAGGCGATCTGTTCCAGCAAAGGTTTCTCCATCCTCATACTTACCTAAGATGTATAGGTTGTGTTCTTTGTTATAAAGCATAGGAAGCATCTTTAGTGGCTCCATCTTCTCCCACTCCATACCTTCCATAAACTTACGGAATAGGGTAGTTTTTCCAGTTCCTGGAACTCCACCAACTGCAATAATCTTTCTCATGCGAACATCTCCAATCCAATTTTCATAGGTTCTTCATTCTCAAATATCCAGTCCAGACGATCTATTTTACCCGAATTCAGGAAATAAGTAAACTTTTCTTTTGCAATATTATCTCTAGTTGCAAGTCTTGGGTCAAGGGTTTCTTGTCTAGACTGCCACAGAACATCCCAGTCAATGCCATACCACCCATCAGACTCAACTCTTTTAATCTCTTCAGATTGACGATCAAGATAGTAACCAAGATAACGACCATGTTTCTCACGGAAGATTTTCTTGAACGAACATAGACAAGTTTCCATAGTAAAGAAGTCTACCTGTTCCACCAGTTCTGGGAATCTTTCTTGTGTTTCTTCAAGAATCTCTCTTGCACTGAACTCGAGAGCAGTGTACTCTGCTCCAGATAATTTTCTATCCACATTGTCTTCTTGTCCAAGGGCATAAAGTAGTCCATTACGATGAGAACGGGAACCATCATAATCACTGAGCATAAGTGAAGTAGGAGAAACCCGAACACCAGCAGTATGCTTGAGATGCTGAATATAAAACCAAGTAGAGTAACGACCAAACTTATGAAGGCTGTCTTTAAGTACAGTCCACAAGTTATCAAAGTTTTGTTGTTCATTATCTCCATAGTAACTCTCCAGTACTTCTCTTTGTGTTTTGTTTCCAATAAACTTTTGATACGATTCGAACATCGTAGGTAGATGTCCTTTGTTCCATTTGGTATCTGTCTGATACCTTAGTCGTTGATAGTTCGCAGCGTTCCAGTCTTTCATTCGACTAACAGTCGCTAATTCAAAGTCAGGGAACTCATTCATCAAAACCCAAGCAGTTGGAAGATAGTAAGTATTACCATACAACCAACACAACCACAACTTCTGCTCATCGTTATGTTCGTATCGTTCATTAATGTAGTTGGTCATCCATACAGCTGGATCACAATCATTATGTTTTAACGACCATGCGTACCAGCGAATGAACGCTTCTTTACGATTTTCTTTTAGTCTGTAATCAAGCATACCAATTCTTAAATGTATTTTCTGGAACATCCCAGCATAGTTGATTTTCCCAAGATGGGTTTGCGTAGAAGTGGATATCTTTAGATTCGTTCAAATCATTTAGTTTAATAAAAGCATATGTGCCAGTCATCAATCCAAACAAAGCTGCATATGTAGTTCCACCCACCCTCACGGCTTGATCCACTTTATGTTTTTTAATAGTTGAAACACCGCCACCTGTTCCACACTGAACATCAATACGAACATCAGCAGTCTTATCAATCAAATCTGCGTCACCTGTTCGTTTAAATGTATCAATGCTTGTTAGGTCATCTCCACCATTTCTTTCGAGTTTACCTAATATCAATTTATCAATAATAAATGGAGTAAATACTTTCTCAGCCATGTAACCAAGCATCCAACTATAGTAAACATCTTCCATGGCACGACCATTGTTTCTCATACGAGGAAGAATATTGTTATTCTTAATCTGCATAAAAGTATCAATGATGTCTTGACTAATGTTTCCTTGATATGGAATAGATAACTGCTGATTGATTTTAGTGAAGATATTATCTAAACGAGAATTTTGTTTTTGAATCAATATCCAGTTTGGCTCTTTGATATCTTTTGCTGAAAGGTATTTTTGAAACTCATCCTTGCGAGTAAACCCCATTGCCTTGCGATATTCTTTACTCATACTAAAAATTCTTCTAAGGATGTTGTGTTGAACAGAGCATCCCTTAACCAAAACTTACCGACAGAGTCGATAGCCTTTTGAGTTGCTTCTGTTTTCTTTTTACCAAATCCGTGCGCTTCAATAGACTCTTTTCTAAATTGATCACAAACCTTATCAGATGGTAGTGCTTGTTGTGGATGAGATATAGAATAGTTTTGATAAGCAATTTGTTCTGCTCTAGTTGGAAATAACTTCTGATCAGAACGAAGTGAACCAGTTGGATCAATAGCCCAAAAGAGTAGACCATTACGCATGTGCCATGTAACAGAAGATGGTGTACAAGAAATCTTTAAACGACTAGACTTGCGAGTATTAACTGCGTAGTCTAAGTATTCATCCCATATCTTAGAAGCATATCCATTACCCTCATGTCCTTCAACTGTAACAATCTCATATAGATTAGAGTAATGATCTCTATTGAATGTGGCAAAAATTAAAGAAACAATTTGTCCATTAACTTCTAGTGCCATCGGCAAAGACTTTTCATAGTTGTGGAATCTTGTCCACAACGAATGCGCAGATGAAAGAAACTTGGTGTTCCTACCAGCTGGAGAGTTCTTAATAATGTCTTCTACTTTTGTAGAGTTAACTAATATCATAGTGTTGATAATCCACTGCGTCTTTAACATCCACTTTTTCTACAGTCATAGCAAGATCAGAATCAAAAGTGAAATATGTATTCAGTGGCACTTCCATTGTTGGTGAATTTAATCCTGCTCTTTGTGGGATGTCTTTAGTTGAAGTGATTAAGATTCCATTAAGTAAAGAAGTTAAATACAATGGTCGTTTGCCATTACGATAAGTTCTAATAGTTTTTTCTTTATTCAATTCACAAACAGAAAGACTAGCAGTCTTCCAATGCTCTAGTGGGCTGTAGTCATCTAGTGATCTGAGTAAGAGTTCTGTATCATTCTTGCCCTCGCATGCGTATCCGTGCAAAACTTCCCAGTCAGCAGGATCGTGCTGAGAAATAACACCATTATGAACAACAGAAGTTTTATCATTTGCTATCGGTTGATTATAAGATAAATCGCTAGTGCTATATCTACAGTGACCAACAAGGTAAAGATTACCGTCTCCATTAACCATCTCCTCTAAATCATCTAAATGTCTAAAATTATCAGCTGATACTGGTTCTTTAAAAGTAACGATGGTATCATCGAGAAGAACAGACATTCCTGTCGCATGCATCCCACGAATCTTAGACTCATGGAATACTCTACGAATATTATGAAAATCCTTTGATGTAGGATTCTTTATCAAAGCACCGATAACAGCACACATTAAAAGAATTCCTCTAATGAAGATTTCTGCTCCATTAAATTCGCTTCATATTTGTTAGCCATTTCAATGCCACCTTTGGCAATCAGATACTCTTTCCACTCATCTGATTTCCACATACCTTCACCAACACCATTCCACAATGGTCGCCAGTCTTTATGCTCTTTGTTATTCTTACGATCCATTACAAAGTCATAGCGAATATCTTCATATTCTTTAGATCCCAACTCAAGCATATTCTCACGGAAGTAAACTACCAACGAAATTCGTTCAGCTACTTCATCATTACAAACAATCGGAGTATTACCATGCATAACTTCGTGATTGTTAATCAGTAACAAATCTCCAGGTCTTACATTAACTGCTACACGATATTCTGGAGCAACAAGATATGCTCCAGAGTAATTACCATTGTTAGATAAAGTTAGTAAGTTAGACAAACCAGAAGTCAAGTCACCAGCATCGTAGTGAGCAGCAGTACGGAAAGTCTTATTAACAGTCACAGTAGTGAATGGAGTCTCAGGAACTAAGAATGCAGAATCAATTTTGTTTGCTGCTTCCATCTGATTGTTAAATCTCCATGGAAGTAATTCTCTAAAACCTCTAGCGAGAGTTTGAAGGAATGGAAATGCCATAGCAAACTTCTCAGGATTATCACGAGTGTATGTAGTGGCACGACCATACGGCAAACGAGGATAACGATCGAACCAACCAGCAATACCAGAGTGAACTGAATTGGCATAAGTTGTATTACAGATTAGATCAGTTGCTACTCTTTTGGCTTCATCAATCATTTGTGCTTGAGGAAGTTTTCTTACTGCTTCAACCCAATCATCGAATACAAAACCCTTTGCTGCACCACTGAACACACGACCAGTAGTATTGACTTTGTTCTGCAACCAAACAACACCTCTTGCTGGAGCAGCAATTTGACCTGCTTTATATCTTGTACGAATTTCATCAATTGGATCTTCACCAGTTAACGACTCAGTTGGCTTCATCATGTAGTCTAGAATTTCAAACTGCTCATCAGTTACCCAGTGACGAGTACCTTGCTGTTCTTCTCTTGGACCAGCTGCAAGTCCACGATTCTGAGTTACCGTCGCTGCTTCTCGTAAGCCTTGATAAGCCATTTCTTGTTCTTCTTTTGAAAAGAAGTTCTTACGAAACTTAAAAACAATTCGGCTTTCATCTTGACCGCTGGCAGAATCCATTTGTGTTGCAACTTCACAATTGGCTGGCATATAAACATCACAGTCTTCTTCAACCAATATATCATAATGGCTCTCATCCAAAAATTGACCAAGCAAATGCTTACAATCATACTTGTTTTCTGCTACAATTACTTTTACCATGTTAGTGTCCTTTTAAAACTTAAAGTCTTCAAATGCTTCTGATTTAATTCTTTTTCCAAAGTCAGACTTATCGAAAACTGGACGATCATCTTGTTGCCCAGATTCTGATATGTTACTTTGTGCTGATGCTTCTACATTATATAGTTTCATTTTAGATCTGTCAACTCCAATTACAAACTTTTTAAAGTAACTTGGATCGCCATATCTGTTTTTCAATTGTTTCACCAGCAACTGACTTAATCCTTCCAATTCCTCTGAAGAAATTAAAGCAAACATAAAGTCTACTGTGGCAGGAAGTCCAAATGATTCAGAAGTGTCCGTCAATTCAACATCAGTATTTGAGAAACCTGATCTAGTTGTTTGTGTTGCGCTCAAAATTGGCACAGCATATTCAACAGCCAGTCCTCTCAACTCTTCTGCGATCGACTTAATATATGTATAAGAATTAACATTTGCCCCTTGCTTCATTCGTGATGAAGCACAGATATTCAAGTAATCAATGATCACCATATCAGGAGAAAACTTCTTCTTAGTTTTAAGTTCTTCCAACAAACCTCTAAAGTGACCAGCATGAGCACTAGCAGTTGGATACTCTTTGATGATCAATTTACCATGAGTCTTTTTAGAGATTTTATCTACTCTATTGTTATAGATTTCTTTATCAATAACCTTCAACTCGTCCATAGCAATGTTCAAAAGATTAGCATCGATTCTTTCTGCGATTCGTTCTTCAGCCATCTCCATAGTAATGTAAAGGACATTCTTACCTTGCATCAAAGTAGATGCAGCCACATGACACATGAACAAAGACTTACCAACACCAGTGCCAGCAAGACAAACATTCAAAGTTTTCTTTGAAAGACCACCCTTAGTGATTTTATTGAACATGTCAAGATCGAAACTAATCTTCTCTTCCAACCTATGATAAAAATCATAGCGTTCGTTGTAGTCTTCTAGATAATCGTGACCGACATGGTTGTCGAACGAAACACCAAGAGCATCAGAAAGGATAGATGGTAACGAATCTTTTGTATGTAGTTTGTCACGACCCTCGATGATTTTAATAGAGGAGAGAATTGCATTATAAACAGCTTTGTCTTTACAAAACTTTTCAGTTTCACTAGTCAACCATTCGACATTGGTTTCTTTACTAGTGAGTTCATTAATATAAACTTCAAACTCAGGAATCTCTTTATCGTTTAGATCAGTTCTATTCCCAACTTCAATCGCAAGGATCTCTGGAGATGCAGGTTTATTGTATTCGCTAAAAAACCTAATTAACTCTGTAGCAATAATCGATTCTTTTCGATCAACAAAGTATTCTGTCTTTAAAAATGGGATTACCTTACGACAAAACTCTTCATTGTGAATCAGATTCGATAATATTGTTTTCTCTATTCTCATCAATCCCGCCTGTGTAAACTATATTGTTTTGTTCTATACCAAAGATTATAAGTTCAATTAAGAAGTCACCAAG